GTCAAGAGGATTGTACCAAATGGGATAACCCAATGTCAACGGTAAAATGCACAAAAGTGTTTGGTAGTTTTACACAAAATTGGGATAACCCGCCAAAGCCCCATCTGCGGCCCTGTGTGGCCCTGTGTGGGGCTGTCTGAGCGTCCCGCCCCGGATGATGCCCCCGTGCCGATCTGCGCCCCGTGGCGTGTTCTGTGGGCCGTGCGTGGCCTGTGGGCTGTCTGCCGTCCCTGTGCCGCCGTGGGACGCTGTGCGCCCCCTGTGGGCCTGTGTCGGCCTCTGTGCGCCTGTGTGTGGTGTCTGTGCCTGTCCGGGGCGTTCCTGCGCTCTGAGAGCGTCCTACGGCCTCACACGGGGCGGTGTCTGTCGGCAGTCCGTCCGGGATGGTGTCCGGGTGTCATTTCCGGGGTAGGGTGTCCCCGTGACGGCCTCTCTGAGGCTCTGTGGCGCGTTGTGGGCGCACTTTGGGTTTACCCATATACCAACATACCCCCCACCCCAAAACGCGATTGTAGAGCGTTGACACAAAGTCGATTTTGTCAATTTTACATCAATTTTTCTTGATTTCTCAATGGGTTAACCGCTTTCCCTCATTTTCAATTTGTGCATTTTGCTGTCCCGTTTATCGGACTTCCACGCCATCAATTCAACAGCGGTTCATATGAACACTTTGTCATGCGTTGCCTCCTGTCGGGCGATCTCCTGCCGCCGTCCCGTCCCTCTCTCAGCCCCTCAGAGCGTCCCACGCCACAGCCCCGCCACCATCCACCCCCACACACGCCCCGCCCACGCTCTGCGCCTCTCAGCCCATCACACAGCCACACACGCCGCACCACAGCCGCACAGCCTCAGAGGGTACACCACAGCCGACACCACGACACCACAGCACCACAGCCCCGCGCCCTGTGCCTGTCCTGCCCTCTGTCCCTGTCGGCCTTGTCAGCGGGGGAGAGGTTATTTATTCATTCGATATGAATAAATACACAGTCCTATTTATCGGGCTTCCACTGCGTAGCGGGGGCAAATTAGGACAGTGTACTAACCCCGGCAGAGGGTGACGGATGGTAAAATTTGGTAATTGGTAAATTCTTCCAGTCCATGACATACGGACAAATGTACGCCAGTGGTGTACATTTAGCACTCACAGCGCAAGAGTGCCAACAAACAGGGGCAATATTACGCCCTGTTATCGACATTATGGGGCAAAGTGTCAAGGAAACGGGCGATTTTGCCCTCAAAAAGTGAACAAAATAGATATTTTGTTTACAAATTCTGCTCCGGGACACCCGGGGGGTATACAGGAAGTAATCAGCGGGGCGGGGTAACCCCTCCACCAACCCAAAAAACAAAAAAGACCCTCATAGCGCTCTAAGAGTCTGAAAAAATCCGAAAAAATAAAAAACGGCAACGGTACAAGGCCAAAAAAGACCTACCGTTGCCGCTCTGTTGCCGATACTGTTGCCACCTCAAAGCATTGATATTACTATATTTTTTCTATTTGGCAACCGAGTTAACAAAGAAATAGGGTATATTTAGAAAAAACTCTGAGGAAAAGAATAGGAAAACACGGTTGCCACGGTTGCCGTGTTGCCATTCGCAACAAAAAGATTAATTAAAGTATTGCTTAAAGCGTTGCTTTGTGGTATAATATGGTTAACAAAACAAGGGGGAAAAGCAATGGAAAAAGAACTTAATTACAAAGAAGCGGCAGAAATCATAGCAAAATGCCCGCAAAAAAGGCTCAGGATCGTGATTGAACTGTTGCAAAAAGCCGGGTATGAGATCGACTACGATGAGGAAGTGAAGAAAAAAGGCGATAGGCGTGGGGAGAGAGAAACCTTGAAAGAGAAGCGGGAAGGGGTGAAGACGGAGAAGTGGTTGGACACCGACAACGAAACTGCGCTATTGCTCAGAGCGGCATACAAAGAGGGGCTTAATTTTACACGGCTTGCGGAGAAGTCAGGGTTTAACAGGACAACGCTATACCGCTATATGTGGGGATATGCAACTCCGTCCGCGAGAGGTACAATAAGAATAAAGGACGCATTGAAAAATATGTGAGCGTGAGGTGACATCAATGGATTACGGAAAGTTGATAGGAGCAGCGTTGGCGAGGGACACCCCGGAGTCGGTGACGGACGCTTTCGACATCGCCAGAGAGTTGGAGGTAGTCGGGGCGGTTGTCGTGGAGGGCCGCGGGAAAAGGGAGCAACCCGTCACGGTGTACGATGACGAGAACTTCACCCGCGCACATGAATATTCAAAGCGGATACGGTCTGCGGCGAATGGAATGATCCGCATGGGCGTGGATGTGGATAATATGTGGGAGTTGTATTACCGCACACACTTGTTTGATGCGCCGCATTTCTTCGATAGCTTTTGCATTTATATTGAGAAAGACCGGGCGATGCAGAAGCAGTTCTATTTGCCGCGTAGGAAACAGTTGCTTCCGTGCGCGGAGGCGTTGCAGGATCTGGAAGACGGGAAGATAGAACTGTTGGGGATAAGCGAACCGCCCGGAGTGGGGAAGACAACCCTCGCGGAGTTCTTCTTGGCGTGGACTTGTGGGCGCAACCCGTTCCTGCCGAATCTGATAGGATCGCATAATAACAGCTTTCTTGGCGGTATGTACGGTGAGATGTTGCGGATTTTGGACGCACACGGGGAGTACAAGTGGAGCGATGTGTTTCCGGGGCTGTCTGTGATAGGCACGAACGCCAAGGACATGATGATAGGCATTGGGTATGACAAGGCAGACGATATGCGGTTCAAGACGTTGGAGTTCAGTTCTATTGGGAGTGGCAACGCGGGTAAAGTCCGCGCAATGAACATCTTGTACTGCGATGACCTTGTGGACGGCATAGAGACTGCCATGAGTCGGGATAGGTTGGATAAGCTGTGGCAGATGTACTACACCGACCTACGACAGAGGAAAGTCGGCACACGGGCCAAGGAACTGCATATCGCAACCCGGTGGAGTCTACATGACGTTCTGGGGCGGTTGGAGCGCGAGTATGAGGGAGATCCTCGCGCACGGTTCATCCGTTTCCCGGCGTTGGATGAGAATGACGAGAGCAACTTCAACTATCCGTATGGGTTAGGGTACACCACGGAGGCGTTGCACAAGCAGAGGGACATCATGGATGAGCCGAGTTGGAGGGCCTTGTACATGAACGAACCTGTCGAGAGGGAAGGCACATTGTACGACCCGTCCGAACTGCGGCGGTACTTCGACCTCCCGGAGAGAGAACCCGATTCCGTCATCGCCATCTGCGACACAAAGGAACAGGGCGCGGACTATTGCGTCTGCCCTGTGTTCTATCAGTACGGCAACGACTTTTACATGGATGCTATCATCTGCGACAATGGCAAAGTGGAGTCCGTGCAGGAGCGGGTAGCGCAAATTCTGGTGGATAGAAAAGTCAAGATGTGTCGAATCGAGTCGAACCGTGGCGGTACAATCTTTGCACAGAATATTCAGAAGCGCATCAAGGAACTTGGCGGCATGACGAGCATCACGACCAAGTGGACGCAGAGCAACAAAGAAACACGCATCCAAGTGAACAGCGCGATGGTCAAGGCGCACGTTCTGTTCAAGGACGAGAGCAAGTATGTGCAGGATCGTGAGTACCGGGACGCGATGAACCAACTGACCACATACTCGATGATGGGCAAGAACAAGCACGATGACGTTCCCGACACCCTCGCCATGTTCGTTGACTGGCAGATGTCTGACCGCGCAAACATCGCTACCATCATGAAACGTCCGTTCTGATTACGAATTATTACCAAAGTATTGACTTTTCAGCTATTTTGTGGTATACAGAATAGTGGGTAACAACATCTGGGGGATATGGTGGGAAAGCCGCCAACCGACCAAGGAACGAGTGTCCTCCCGTTCCTAAAGAACGTACCTCACGGGGCTTTGTCCTTTCACCCGTTGAGAGTGCCTAAACGAGCAGAGCGTCTGATGCTGATGCCAAAGTCCCCGCATGGAGTGGCGATCCTAAACGGGGCGTTACCTCTTTCAATAACTGCGGCGGCTCAGTTTGAAACGGACGGTCTATATGGCTTTCCGTTGTTTATAACCGCCGATAAATATGAACTGTCTGACACAATGTTAGAGGGAATGGAAAGAGCGAGAGGTGGGGGCTTTCCACATATGCCTAAAGAAGTAATTGATTCCGTTTCGCGGATCGTTGCCCTTGGGAAAGAGGCAATCGTCCGCAAAGAAAAGGGAAAATGGGTTGTCCTTGAAAGTGGTAGGCGGCTAATCTACAAAGAGCCGTGAGTTATTTGTTTTAAGGAAGTTTAAGACAAATAACTTTTGAATTATAACAAATAACCTCACAGCAAACGGGCTGTGGGAAGAGCCAAATGGGGCTAAGTCGAAGTGAACTTCGATTTAGCCTTTTTATTTTTTGCGGGGTGAGAAGTTGGCAGAAGATTATGTGTTCACAACGTGCGACTGGTTGTACGGACGGCGTGATATCTATACCGCAAACGAGGTTCTGACCCCGGATAACGTACTCACCGAGGTCAACTATGCCCTTGGTTTCCATTTCCGTAACGTGTTTGAGGAGCAGTACCTCTACTGGTATCGCCGGGGATTTCAGCCGATTGTCAACCGCACAAAGGCGCGGAACGACTTCGTGCTGAACAAGGTTGCGGTAAATATCGCGCAGGAGATTGTTGACTTCAAAAACGGATACCTCATCCAAGAGCCGTGTTTCTACACCTCCCGCAAGAGCGAGAGCAAGGACAAGGTTGACAAGCTGAATGAGTATCTGTTCCGCTCCGGGAAACAGAGCGCAGACAACATCCTCGCGGACTGGTTTCACATGGTTGGCAAGGCGGCATTGTATGTCGAGCCGACTGACGATAACGAGATCCCGCTCCGGGCATACGCCCTCGACCCCCGGTCAGCGTTCGTGGTGAAGTCGTTCCGTCCCGGCAACCGCCCGGTGTACGGAGTGAACGTGGTCATCGCCGATGAAACCATGTTCATTGATGTGTATACCAATGACACAATTTACCGCCTCAAGGGTTCGTACCTTGGACTGTCCACCACAAATGATGACTTGGGCAGACCGATGTATCAGACGATGGCAAACGAACTGCTTGCTGTCGAGCCGAACCTCCTGCGGCATATCCCGATTATAGAGTATCGGTACAATTCCGTGAACATGGGTGCATTTGAGGGCGTGTGCAGTGTCCTTGATGCCATCAACCAAGTTCAGAGTGACCGTGTAGACGGCGTAGACCAGTTTATCCAGTCCATCGCAATCGCAGTGAACTGTGAGTTCCCGGAAGAAACCACGATTGAGGAAATCAAGAAAGCCGGGATGATTGCCCTCCGCTCAGTTGGTGAGAACAAGGCCGACTTCAAGATTCTGTCCGAGGAACTGAACCAAGACCAGACGCAGACCCTTGTTGACAACCTCTACGATGAAGCACTCCGCATCTGCGCCATGCCCACTGCCACACGACAGGGGCGCGGGACTTATGACAGCACGGGACAGGCGGCGATTTTCAACAATGGCTGGGAACAGGCGGCGGCTTGCGCCCGGAACACGGAAGACCTCTTCCGTCAGAGCAACAAGTATTTCGATGAGATCCTTGTTGATGTTCTCAAGCGCAAGGGTCTGCTTGACATATCCCTCCTTGATTTTGAACTGAACTTTGTCCGCAACGAAACCGCCAACACGCAGAGCAAGGCACAGGCGGCGCAGACGATGCTTGGCATGGGTCTGCATCCCGAACTGGCCCTCAAGAAGAGCGGACTGTCCAACGATCCTGTGTCCGATATGAAGATGTCCGAAAAGTACCTCAAGATGATCTGGGGTGACCCGGACAACCCGGAACAGCCGGGAGAGGCTGAAATCGTGGAGTCTGACAACTTCAACGGCGAAAACGAAACGGGTGGTTCTGTGTGACGAGCATTCTGCCGTTTGATGAACTGAACTCCTTGTCCGCGAGTATAACCGCACGGTTTAACGGAACTACGCTGAACCGTGCGGAAGATGAAGAAGACATCATTGACGAACTTCTGGACTTGTTCCTGCTTGCCTATGCACAGGGGAACGAGGTAACCAATGCGAACCTTGAATCCGACTGGACACCCACATACCGAGATGTGATGCGTGTGATTGACGAGGAGGTAGCGGGAAAGACTTGGAGAGAGCGAGTCGAGGACTACTTCGCAAATGGCGGCACAGGGGCAGACATCGTAAGGATCGCCGAAACCGAAGCGCACAGGATTGCGAACACCGCCGCCTTGGACACGGCGAGGCACGGCGGGGCAAAGACGAAGACATGGGTGACCATGTTGGACGATAAAGTCCGCGAAACGCATGACTACCTTGAGGGTGTGACCGTTGGCATAGATGATGACTTCATCACGTTTGACGGTGACCAAGCCCCCGCACCCGGCTTGTTTGCATTGGCGCAGAATAACGTGAACTGCCGCTGTGAACTTTTGTTTGAGTAAGAGATAGAGCAATCCCCGGAGGAGATTGAGTATGACACTGGACATCATTGTTCCGCACTACCACGAACCTTGGAAACTGTGCCAACCGCTGTTTGACAGCATCGCACTCCAATGCGGAGTGAACTGGGATGACATCTCAGTGATTGTCGTGCATGACGGCGATGAGTGTGCCTTTGAGGACTATATGTTTGGCGGGTATCCGTTCCGAGTGAATAACATAGTCAAGGAACACAGTGGCCTGTCAGCAACGCGCAACCGAGGCTTGGATGAATCTGATGCGGACTATGTGATGTTCTGCGACTCTGATGACCAGTTCCTCAACAGCCTTGCGCTCAAGATGATCTGGTTGGAGATGGAAAAGGGCAGGAACATCATCAACCCGGTTTTCCTTGAAGAGGCGTGGGACGCGGACAAGGGCGAGATGGTGTACATCACGCACAAGAGTGATGCCACATTCATGCACGGCAAGTGCTACCGCCGCGCTCTTCTGGTAGAGCATAACATCCGTTTCCCGGACGGGCTTGACCTCCACGAAGACGGGTATTTCAACTCCCTTGCCATCTGCTGTGGGCAGGATGCGATAGTGGAAATCAACACGCCGCTTTACCTCTGGAAGTGGAACAAGGACAGCACGGTACGCCGGGAAAACTACTTCACGGTACGCACCTACGACAAGCTGTGCGAGGTGTGGAGGAGAGGCGTGAAGTGGTTGAAAGACCACGGGTACGAAAAGGAGTACCGCCATGTGATATGCAAGGCGATTATCTGCTCCTACTACAATTTCCAGTCCTACCCGTTTATGATTCCGCAAAACTTAAAACTTCGGAAAAACGCGGAGAGAGCGTTTGCGAAATTGTACCGGGAGTTCAAGGCAGATTTTTCAAAGTGCGACCAGAAGATGATATCGCAGTTCACTGAAGTCCTGCGGGATGAGGCCATAAAGGGAAAGGGGTTCTATTACGAACTCATCACGCTACATGACTGGTTGGAGCGTATAGAAAAAGTGAAGTAAATTCGGGCTTTCCGATTTTACATACAAGCAGTAGGGAAACTGCCTAAAAAACGCAAACGAGAAGAAAACTCGACAAACGGAAAGGCCGCGAGGGAACGCGGGGTACAAGTATCGCAAGGAGAATTGAACATGGCGAAGATTGATGTGACCAAGATTGAGGGTTACGAATCCATGAGTGCCGAGGAGAAACTTGCCGCGCTTGAAGCGTATGAGTTTGAGCCGACCGCACCCGCTACGGATTCGGAAACCAAACTGAAAGAGGCCCTTTCGAGGGCGAACGCTGACGCGAGTGAGTGGAAGAAAAAATACCGTGCCACTCTGGATGACGCGAAACGTGCCGAAGAGGAACGTGCAGAGCGTGACCGTGAGAGGGACGAGGAACTTGCCACCCTCCGCAAAGAGCGGCAGATCAGTAAGTTGGAGGCGCAGTATCTCGCTGTGGGATATTCTGCTGAACTTGCCTCTTCGTCTGCAAAGGCACAGGCAGACGGTGATACCGCTACTGTGCTTGCCAACCAGACGAAATTTATCGAGGAAACCAGAAAAAGACTGGAGGCCGAGGCGTTGGGTAAACAGCCGCCCATCACTCCGGGAAAGCCTCCGAAAGGCGAGGACGAAGACGAAAAACTCGCCGCAACTATGCGTAAATACGCGGGGCTGTAATACTACATTAAGGAGATAAGAAAATGCCCAATAGCATTGCTCTTGCCGAGAAATTTCTTCCTATTCTCGATGGCGTGTACAAGCGCGAGAGTCTGACCGCTCGTCTGCTTGGTGCTAATGCGCTGATTCAGTTTGACGGCGCGAACAAGGTCAGCGTGTTCAAGACCTCTCTGGACGGTCTTGCAGATTATAGCCGCAACAACGGTTTCGTCAACGGTTCTGTGACTGCGGGTTGGGAGTCCTACACCCTGTCCAAGGATCGCGGCGTGGGTCTGAGCGTTGACCGCATAGACAACGAGGAAACCCTTGGCATGGCCTTTGGTACTCTGGCGGGTGAGTTCGCCCGGACTAAGGAAGTCCCCGAACTGGACGCTTACCGCTTCGCTAAGATGGCCTCTGCCAACGGCATCACCTCTGCCTCTGCCTCTATTTCCACGGGGTCTGACATGGTTGGTGCTATCGACACTGCTACCGCCGTCATGGACGATGATGAAGTGCCTTATGAGGATCGCATCCTGTTCGTCAACGCCACGGGCTATAAACTGCTCAAGTCCGGCATTACCCGCTACACCATGAACCGGGATGATAACGTGAACTACTCCATCGAGATGTACAACGACATGGAAGTTGTTCGCGTCCCGCAGGTGCGGTTCAATACCGCCGTCACTCTGTATGACGGCACTACCAACTTTGGCTTTGCCCCGACTGCGGGTGGTTATCCCATCAACTTCATGATTGTGCATCCCTCTGCTGTCCTGCCTGTTGTGAAGCATGAGATCGTCAAGGTCTTCTCGCCCGATGAGAACCAGTCCGCTGATGCGTGGAAGTTCCAGATTCGTATCTACCACGATATGTTCGTTCTGGATCAGAAACTCAAGGGTGTTTACTGCCACTACAAGCCCGTTGCCAACTCCTAATTGGTAAGGAGGTAACTGACTATGAAATGGCAGTTCTCTGATGGTTGGAATCTGGACGATTTCAGCCGCTCCATCTCGATGAGTGCGGACGCTGAACTGTCCGCTGACGAGAAAGCCCCGTTCGTTGCGTTCACTTGCTCTGCCGCGTCCAAAGCCCTCACCCTTGGGCTTGCTGACGGCGATGTGATGTTCGTGGCGAACATCGGCGGCACGAACGCTGTGACCGTCAAGGCGATTGACGGTGATACTGGCACTTCCGTTGCGGCGGGTAAGGTTGCCATCGTCATTGCGTCCTCCACCGCCAACGCCTCCAAGATTTACGTTCTGAACTGATGGAGCGTAAGGTCAAGGGCGGCACAATCGTGGGTCTTGTTGGCGAACAGCCGCCCGTAGAGGAAACGCCCAAGACCGAGGATGCGCCTAAAAAGCGCACCAGAAAAACAAAAGGGGAGAGCGAATAACTCTCCCCTCCATCCAAAGGAGTGTACCAAATGACAGACGCGGAAAAACTCGCAACGCTCAAGGTGCTTTTGGATGACGGGACTGGTTATCTGCCGAGCGATAGCAAGCTAAATACATACCTTGACCTCTCCAAGTTGGAAATTCTGTCTTGGAAGTATCACCTCGTTGGTGGCGTTCCGTCTGATGTTACGGCAGTACCATCTCTTGACGAACCAGCGCAAATCTATGCCGTTGTCGCTGGGTACACTCATGCGGGTGCGGAGGGTGAGCAGACGCACATTGAAAACGGTGTGCATCGACATTTCATCTATGAGGACATGATAGGGTACATCCGCAATCATGTCCTGCCGTATGCGAGAGTGGGTGCTGTCAGTGGTTGAACGCAAGAAACCGAAACAGCCAAACCGCCCGAACGCCAACCGAATTCCTGTTGATGTAAGGTCTTACTTCAAAAAAGGCAAGATGGTCAAAGGGTATAAACGCCGCAAGGCCGGGGACGATGTGGAGGAAAAGAAATGAGAACTACACAGCGCGACAAGCGTCCCGTGGCATACGCCTTTTATGAGGGCATGACCGAACTGACGGACGCTGACAACAACTACACGGGTGAGCATCAACTGTCCTATACCACGCCTGTCCGCACACTGATGAACGTGAGCGGCGGCAGAGGTCAAGCGAACGTATCCCTGTTTGGTCTGACGGACTCCTTTGCTCGGACAGCTACCACAGATGATCTCGACACGCCGTGGAGTACCAGCACCGTGTTCTGGGTGGAATGTGACCCGGACACTGACCCGTTCAACTACCGTGTCGTGGCGGTATCCCGCACAATCAACCAAGTGGTGCTTGCTCTTGCGGAAGTGGAGCGCACAACGCCAGACGAGCCGACAACCCCCGACACCCCGGATACTCCAGATACGCCCGACACGCCAGATGATCCAGATACCCCGGACGGTGAAGACACGCCGTGAAAAAGACCTATAACATCGACCTATCCACAAAAGGCATCAAGGAACTGCAAGACGGTCTGAAAGAGTACAAGAAATGGCTCAAAGAAAAGACCGATGAACTGTGCAAGCGGCTTGCCGATATGGGCGCAGTGAAAGCCTCGCTGTATTTCTCACGGGCCATCTACACAGGCCCGGAAGACCATGAGATATCCGTAGTTCCAAAAGACGGCGGGTATGCGGTCAGAGCAGACGGAGAAACGGTGCTGTTTGTGGAGTTTGGTACTGGTCTGATAGGTTACGGACACCCGGAGTCAAGCGGACTTGGGCCGGGTACGTTCCCCGGAAAAGGTCACTGGTCTGACCCGAACGGTTGGTGGTTGCCCCGCGAAAAAAACAACGGTCACAGCCAACACACCTACGGCAACCCGCCAAATGCACCGATGTACAACACGGTCAAGGAACTTGAGATGGAACTCGCAAGAGTAGTCAAGGAGGTTTTCGCACTGTGATAGATATTGAGAATCAAATCTATTCTCCTATTCGCACTGCGCTTGTCAATGCCTATGAGGGCATTTTTGTGACGAGCGAACCTACCGCTACTTCTGCAAAGTTCCCCGCCGTGAGCATCGTGCAGGAAGACAACTACATGAGCGTCAACAAACTGGATAACAGCGGTGCGGAGAGATTCGCAACGATTATGTTCCAAGTTGATGTTTATTCCAACAAAGCAAGCGGGAGAAAGACCCAATGCAAGGAAATCATGAACACGATTGATACCATGCTCTTTGCGCTGAACTTCACCCGCATATCCCTTACCCCCATTCCGATGGCGAATGACGGGTATTATCGGCTAACCGCCCGTTATCGTGCGGAAACGGACGGAACAAATCTGTACAGAATTTAAGGAGAGAACAGTCAAATGGCAATGAACACCTATATGACCTTTCTCATGAAGTCTGCGGATAACGGCAACAACTACACCGACCTTGTGCATATCAAGGATTACCCGGACTTCTTGAATGAGATCGCGACTATTGATGTCACCGACCTTCAGAATGCCATGCACACCTATATCATGGGCTTGCAGGACACTGGCGGCGATATGGCTTTCACCGCGAACTATTCCAAGACCGATTACACCACCCTCAAGGGCCTCGTTGGTACTGAACAGTACCTCGCCATCTGGTTTGGCGGTTCTATGAGCGGCGGCTCTCTTGTCCCCACCGGGTCTGATGGCAAGTGGGCGTTCAAGGGCATGGTCAACGTGGGTATCGTGGGCAAGGGCGTGGACGAGGCGCGTGAGATGCAGATCCACGTTACCCCGACCACGGACATGACCTTTACCTAATCGAGTAACACATCATTGATAAGGAGCATGAGATGAGCAAGCAGATTACGTTTGAGTATGAGGATAAGGTGTACACGCTTGAGTACACGCTAAGAACTGCGGGACAGGCGAACGAGGATGGAATGATCCTTGACCAGATTGCCGACAAACCCGCGCTGATGATTCCAAAATTGGTGTACTGGGCTTTCGTCCGTCACCAGAAGTGGATCGCACGGCAGAAAACCGAGGAAATCTACGCATGGATTCGGGACAAACAGGGGTTCATTACCGCGCTTGGCGAGATGTACGCCGAGGCTTGCAACGCCCTTGTCGATGATGAGGAAGACGCGGGAAACGCGAACTGGACTATGAGTTAAGTAACGACACCTCACAGTCCGTAATGGGGAGAGTAGGCGGCAAGAACGCCGCTCTCCCTTTGTCGTTAATGTCCGTCTTTACACAGGCGTGTCCGCAGTACCTCGCTATGGGAATGACCTATGAGCAGTATTGGGACGGGGACGTTCTTGCACACAAGGCTTTCAGAGAGGCAAAGAAACTGCGCCTTGCCGAAGCAAATCAACTTGCGTGGTTGCAAGGGATGTATGTTTACGAGGTGCTGATGGATGTCACCCCATACCTCAAGGCTTTCTCCAAGGGCAGACCGAGGCCGTATCCCAAAGAACCCTACGACTTGTTCAAGGAACAACGTGAGGCGAGGGAGGAACGCGAGGCACGGGAACGCTACGAACGCATAAAAGCGGGAGTGGCGGCGTTCGCCAAGGCACAAAAGGAAAGACGGGCAAAAGAATCCAAAGAACAGGAGGTGGATGACAATGCCGGATGTGTCCCTTAATGGGATTGAGTTTGTAATTAAGGGAAGTTCTGACGAGGCATCCGAATCCGTAGATAAACTCACTGAAAAACTTAATGGGTTGAAGTCTTCGCTCATGGGTGTGCGGTCTGTCAGCAAGTTTTCCGTTGCTATAAAAAGCGTTGGGGATGCGGCACGGTCTGCAAGCAAACCGATGAACAACTTTCTCGCAAGCATCAAGCGCATCGCGTTCTACCGAATGATCCGCACAATCATAAAGGAAATTGCGGATGCAATCAGAGAGGGAACGGAAAACTTCTATAACTTCTCCAAGTCGATAGGTTCAAAGCTTGGCACGTTTGCGACTGCAATAGATAAGACGAAGCAAGCCGCATCGCAGATGAAAAATCAGATAGGCGCGGCGTTTGGAGAACTGTATCAGTTGGTCGTTCCCATCATTCTTGAACTTATCAGCTATGTTACGCAACTTGCAGAATGGTTTTCCAAACTGTTTGCGGCATTGCGTGGCGCAGAGGGTTGGTGGAAAGCAACCGCAGGAGGAATCTCTGACGTAGGCGGGGCGGCAAAAGAGGCCATGAAGTACCTCGCCCCGTTCGATGAACTCAACCGACTCCCCGGAAACAACGGAGGAGGTGGCGGCGGCGGTACTGGCGTTACCTACGAATGGATGCCGTTTGGGGATGATAGCGGATGGGGAAAGATAGCGCAGTTTGTACGCGAAAACCTTGAAGCACTTGAACTGCTCGTTGAAATTTTCGGATTTACCATCGGCGTTGTTGCGTTGCTGTCTGGACATATTGCTCTTGGCCTTGGTTTGATGGCGTATTTTGGGTATAAGGGGATTCAAAATATTACAGAGAACTGGGGAAAAATAAAAGAACAACTACAAGGCACACTTGGCGGTATCACGGCTGTTGTCAGCGGCGCATTGCTTGTGCTTGGCGCAATTCTTACGTTCACTGGGGCAAACATACCGCTTGGTATCGGAATGATGGTTGCAGGAGCGGCGGGGCTTGCGGCGGTTATTGCCGCCAACTGGGACGAAATTCCCAACAAACTTCGTGGCCCGCTTGGGGAGGCAACCGCGATAATCAGTGGCGCATCGTTGGTGCTTGGTATTTTAATGCTGTTGTGCGGAGCGTGGCCTGTTGGATTGGGTTTAATAGCCGCAGGAGCGGCGGGATTGACTGCTACCGCTGTTGCAAACTGGGACAACATCAAAGAGATAGGCAAGAAGTTTGTTGACAAAATTGGCGAGGGAATTGAAAGCGCAAGTGACAAAATTAATGATTTCGTCAAGGAATACATTGCTGACCCGCTGAAAAATGCGGCAAACAAAATTGAAGTTACTGTTGAAGCCGCAGTAGATCTTGTAAAGAACGGATGGAGTACTGTTACAACTTGGGTAAAAGAAGAAGCACAATTAGGAAAAAACGCGGTTAAAAAGGCAATTGCGCTTGCTAAAGACGAGTGGACATCTGTATCCGCATGGGTTAATGAAAACATTGGTGGAGCGGTCAGCAAAGCAATCGGGCTTGCCAAGAACAATTGGACTTCTGTTGCCGCGTGGGTGAAAAAGGCCATCGGTGGTGCAGTAAACAAGGATATAGGTCTTGCCCGTGACGATTGGACTTCTGTCGCATCGTGGATTAAAGACAGTTTCTTGGGCGGCGCGGTAAAAAAGGCAATAAGCATTTCCGCGGATTTTGTTGGAAATGCTACAAAGGCCGTCCAAAATTTTATTGATAAGTGGAACGCACTGACTGACAAAAAAATAACCATTCAAGCTGTTGCAGATAAGTTTAAAGAAACATGGAACGCAATAGCGACGAAGTGGAACAATTCTGCGTTTTTGAAATCTATTTTTACACTACCAACGCTTGCCGGGGGCGGTACGCTTAATGCGGGTCAAATCTTCATTGCCCGTGAGAGTGGCCCGGAAATCGTGGGGCAGTTTGGAAACCGCACGGGCGTAATGAACAATCAGCAAATTGTTGCGGCTGTGTCAAGCGGCGTGGCAAACGCTATCGCCGGGTTGCGTTTCTCTGTTTCTTCCGCACCGCAAACCGCCTATGTAAACAACGAACAGAATGAGGAAACGCTTTACCGTGCAATGCTCCGGGCGTTGAACTCCGCAGACCGTCAGCCGATAGAGATTGACATTGACGGCGAACCCGTCTACCGGGGTGTGGTAAACCGCAACCGCAAAGAAACATTCCGCACGGGGGTCAACCCCATGATGTCCAAAGCGTAAGGAGGGGATAATATGGCACTGTCTATTTGCACACTCGACACTGCGGGAAAGTGGATGGTGGATAGTTCGCACATCTATATCCCCTCCACCCCGTGTAAAGTGGAACACAGTAATGTAGTTGGTTCTGCGTCCGGGCGTGATGAGAGCGGCGTGATGCACATCGACTGGGTTAGGCGTGATGTACGAAAGGTATATCTGCACTACAACGCTATGACAAAAACGGAACTCTCCACCATAATGAGTCTGATGCAAGGCAAAGAGTTCACGTTTAAGTTTCTCGACCAAGGATCTGTGAAGAGCATGAATGCCTATGTGGGCGAGAGTTCGTATGAGTTCTATTCCTACTCATCCGTATATAGCGAGGCAGTGTATGTGAACGTAGAAATCCATGTGATAGAGAAGTGAGGCGGCGCGGATGATAAACAGGGTTTACAAAGCATCGCTTCAAACTATGGGCGGCGGTCTTGAAAAGATACAAAAGGGCAATGAAGTTGCGCCCATCAAGTACGGCACGTTCCACTACGCGGCAACGGCAGGAAACCCTACGCTATACGGAAAAGGCGGGGCATTCTCGTCCTACATTGAGTTTGAATATTACATCTCCGGGGGCATTACGCTCAATAAGGGTGATATGCTCCTTTACGCGCAGGAGTGGGACACCGACACATCTTTTGCCGACATAACCCCGTCACGCGAACAGGGCATAAATGTATACTACGTCACGGAGATAAAGGAAAAGCGTGAAACTAATTATGTGCTTGCCTATGACATGGTAGAGGCAAGGCTTGACGTAGATTTTTCGGAAACGCTGAAAGCCAACGAATCAAGTTTCCCAATGACGATAGAAAGTCTGTGCGATTTGGTTCGTCAGCTAACCGGGGTGTATGCACCTTGGACGAGTATTGTGCTTTTGCCGCCAGACAGGACAAACTACTGGAAACAGGCAAAACTTAATTATTTCTATTCTCCAGGAATCACCGCACGAAATATCTATAACTGGATCGGTGAAATAATCGGGCAAAAGTTGATGTATCTATGGGGCGGGGATATTGGTACACAACACTCCTTGGATAAAGCAAGGTACAAAACTTTTGCAAGCAACGAAAACAATTATTGGCAAAACGCCGATAAGTATGTAGTTGCCCCGGATGACGGAACATACACCATCAACGGCAGTACGGCAATCAACGCATGGTACAAGGAAAACGGCCTTGAAATAGGCAAGACGTTCACGACCTATGACGGGGTAGAAATCGTTGCGCCCGATGGGTCTTTGCTTGGATCGTATTATACCGCGACCCCGGCAACGAATGTCCTGCGGATTGTGAACAACATGATAGCGCAGAATATCAAAGAGTTCGGGATTATCAATCCGGGTGACATCTTTGACCCGGAAGTGCCGGGGACGTACAACGACCTTGCCGAGGACATTCTTACCAACGCAAATATCATCGCGGGAATGAACGCCGCGAAAATTCAACTGTTCCCGTTCCGTTGTCCCTACACCATCGGCAGTAGGATGTACTGCGTGGATTTGGACGGCAACACATACATCGTTCCTATCATGTCCATCGACTTGACAGAGAGTGGTGTGACAATAGGCGCGTATGGGAACTATTCGGAAATCGACAACAACAGTTACAGTGCTGACAACTCTGCCGACAATTCCGCGCAAATCGCAACGCTGTGGGCGAAGATAAATCAAATCGAGGCGATAATGCCGACAGCATTCCATGTTACCACTGTGTCGGGGACTACGAATCAGTACGGCAACATAGCAACAGGGCTTGGCGCGGATTGCTCCATCCTGTCCATAAGGAGGACGGACGGCACAAGCATCTGTGTTGCGCTTTGGGGTACTTCCGGGAACGTAGAGTGGTACGCACACGTTATGGGCAACACAGCCGCGGCGGTAACGAACACCAACGTAACGCTTGAAATCGTTTATATCCAAGGCGTGTTTACCTCCGTTTACAACCTCACGGACAGCAACGGCAATCAGCTTACGGATCACAACGGCAACCCGCTTGTGATAACAGCATAAGGAGAAACCAAATGGCAGATGTAGATGTAACCCAACTGACGGCGTATTCCACGCCAACGGGGAATGACATTTTAATCGTAATAAAGGCCGCAGACGATTCGCTGAACAACACAACGATTTCGGAACTGCTTTCGCTTGTGAGTGTTCCAAGCGCGTACACATCGAATCCCGCCGCGCTTGGTACTGCTTCTCCCGGCTCGTCTACGGAATGGGCGAGGGGTGACCACGTTCACGCCAAACCCACCGCCGCTGATGTGGGGGCGATTGCCGCGCCGTCAAGCCCCACTTCAGGGGACTTTCTTGTGTGGAACGGCAGCGCATGGGTGGCACAGACGCTTGCGACATGGCAAGCATCGTCCTACTGAATGGAGGTTAGGTTATGAGCGTGGATAAACTGGTAGACAGCACACAGCTTGACGCTGACCTGACCTCCGTTGCCAATGCCATACGGACAAAGGGCGGCACAAGCGCAAGCCTCGCGTTTCCTGCGGATTTTGTGAGTGCGATTGCGGCTATTCCGAGCGGCGGCGGAGGTGCTGTATGGACACGCCCTGCTGGCTGGCCCAACCTTGACAACCTTGATATATCCAGTGGCAACATCGCCTATCTGACCTATAAGGCAGATGAAGAAGTCGGTTTCTGCGACATAACGTGCAAGACTTCCTCCGGGCAGTACACCGTGGAAGTCGGCACGATTTCCGGGTCTACGTTCACGGCAGATTCCACGCAGAGCTACAACTCCAACAACGCCTGTCGGCTTTGGTTTGGCTCGTCCGTGGGAACATACAAGGTAATCCGGGTCACTGGTTTGCTTACAGCGTTTAATATAAACCAAGGCGGCGTAAACCAGTACGGGAGCGTATACAGATACAACACAGACCAAGGACTTCTTGAAGTCAGAGCAAAGTTACAGACCGTAACAGAAATGGGATTTCCCCGTTCTCCCTACTTGCAGCGCATTTACATCAACAGCGCAAACGTTTCTGGTTTTGCAGATAAAGTCAGAAATATTCGTGCGCTTGTTGTTGCTGAACTCCCGTACTGCGTCACGGCAAACACGACAAATCTGTCAAATATGTTCAACGGATGCCCCAATCTCAAATTGGTTGATGTTACCGGGTGGAACACAGAAAACGTGACAAACATGAACGCCGTGTTTTCAAGCTGTTACAGTTTGAAAACAATAACAGGCATAGGCAGTTTGAATACGGGGAAAGTCACAAATTTAAGCCAAATGTTTACTGGTTGTCGATGCCTTGAATACGTTGATGTAGAAAACTGGAATATAGAGAAATGTGAAACATTGAACAATATGTTTTCCAACTGTGATAGTTTGCGCTCAGTTGATGTGAGCAAGTGGGACACCGGGGCTGTTAAGAATTTTACAAATATGTTCCAAAACTGCTACTCACTGGAAGAAGTGGATATAAGCGATTGGGATATGTCAAGTCAAACAGAAGCAAACCAAGTGTTTCAAGAATGCGGACGGATTGTGTCTGTAGGAAGTGTCCCTGATACGATTCCTACGGTTGGCAGTAATTTTTTTAACGGCGCACGGAATATGTTAGAGTTTCATTTTGCAAAAACCACACCACCCACGCTGTCAAGCACCAACGCATTCTCCAACATGACAGACGCAGGCGGCAAGAAAATCTACGTCCCGTACTCCGCAGACCACAGCATCCTGAACGCTTACAAAACCGCGTCCAACTGGTCTACCTACGCTTCGTACATCTATGAGGAGGCCGCGCCATGATAGTGACCGAAACATTAATTATTGACGGACGGGAGTTTGTTAAAACCTATTCGGATGCCGGGGTAAAAATCCACGGCGGTTTCCCGGTGGGTGACTATGACGAAGCGGTAGACCCCAAAGACAGCGGACGCACCTACACGGAAACCGACATTCCCATAGAGGGCGAAACCGATGCCGAGGAAATCCTTAATATCCTCATGGGGGTGAGCGAATGATTACCCGTCAGAAAGCCCGTCTGCTCCGTCAGATGATTGAGAAAGCCGCTGTGTTCCTCCCGGACGAGGACGCACTTGAAGCTGTCGAACTGTTCCCCATGTGGCAGACGGACACCGCCTACGAAAAAGGCGTGAGAGTGCGCTTCAACGATGCCCTGTACCGCTGTGAGCAGACCCACACTTCACAAGCTGACTGGACACCCGATGTCACTCCTGCACTGTGGACGGCGGTTGCCGAGCCGGGTGAAATCCCGGTGTGGAAACAGCCCACGGGAGCGCAGGATGCCTATATGACCGGGGACAAAGTGCATTACCCGACAAAGGACGATGCGGTGTATGAGTCCACCATGGACTACAACACCTACGCCCCGGATGTTTACGGGTGGGTGATGGTATGAATTTCATCGACATTTCCAACTGGCAGAACGGCATTGACCTCGCCGTGCTGTTTCGTGAGAACACTCTTGACGGCGTTGTCATCAAAGCTACTGGCGGCACGAGTTATAAAAACCCGGAGTTTGATGGATGGGCGAGATGGCTTTATGAAAACAGAAAGTTCATGGGAGCCTATCATTATTGCCGGGAGTTGACCGGGAATCCCGGAAGCCCGGAAGCTGAGGCGAGACATTTCTACAATGTGGTCAAGCTGTATATCGGGAATATTGTTCTGGCGGCTGATTTCGAGGCAGATAATTCAGATGCTTTCCAAAAGGGAACGGCATGGCTCAAAGAGTTCTTGGATGCTCTTAGCGATCTGTCGGGCGTCAGGCCGTTGGTATATTGTTCTCAGAGCGTTACACAGATGTTCAATTTCAATGAAATTGTCCGGTCTGGGTATCAGCTTTGGATGGCACAGTACGCCGACTACCAGCCTGTGTATGGTTTCTTGGAGAATCCTTGGCACAACGGTTCTGTTGCTCCGTTTGCTGGGTATCATATGCAACAGTACACATCCTGCGGTGTTCTTAATGGGTGGCGGTCATACCTTGACTTGGATAAGTTCTACGGCACAGAATCCGACTGGAAAGCCTTGTGTGAAGCGGACAAGGGAGAAACCAAGCCCATTTCCGCACTGAAACCCGCCGACCCTACCGTTGTGTCGCAAGTCTTGATGAACCGCTACGGCACTGGCGAGGAACGCAGACAGGCATTGATTAAGGACGGGTACGATCCCGACAAGGTGCAAGCCAAAATCAATGAATTGTATGCTATTGCCGCGAAAGTAAAACCCATAGTCCAAAGCAACAAGGCGTACATCAATTCCATAACCAAACTTATGAAACTGTAAGGAGTGATTAACGTGCGCGAGGCACTTATTGAAGTCGGAACGCAACTGTTGTTTGAAATCCTTTTGCTCGTTTTGAGCATCGGGTTTGCCTACATCAGCAAGGCCATTTCCAAGACGCAGAAGTTGGAACACGTTTCTCTCGCTATGGACGAGATGCAAAATGTGGTGATTGCCGTGGTGGGTGAACTGCAACAGACTGCTGTGGAGGGGCTTAAAGCCGCGTCTGCTGACGGCAAACTGTCCACGTCTGATATTGAATGGCTTGGCAAACAGCTTGTAGACAAAGTGGCAAAAGGACTTTCTGCTCCCGCTATTGACACGCTCAATGCCGCCGGGGTTGACATTGAGAGTATGATTCACTCCATTGCGGAGGCGGCGATTGCCGAGATAAAGCGGGAGGCGTGATATGCTCCCCGACTTTGAAATGATAATCCACAAGTTCCCAAATGGTGAGGACATAACAATCATACCGATTGCGGATGTTCACCTTGGCGCGAGGGAATGTATGGAACAGGAGTTCATCAGTTTTATTAACTCCATCGCGGAAAAGCCCAACGTGTACGTTTGCCTTTTGGGTGATCTTTTGAACAATGCCGTCAAGTCGAGCGTCAGCAACATCTATGAGGAAATGTATCGTCCGTCAGAAGCAAAGCGCATGATGGCAAAGATACTTGAACCGATTAGAGATCGCATTCTTTTTAGCGTCACAGGCAACCATGAGAGGCGCAGTTCAAAAGAAGTTGACGCTGACGTAAACGCGGACATCATGTGCAAACTCGACTTGGAGTATCTGCATCGAGAAAACGTGGCGTTTGTGAAACTCCAATTTGGAGAGCAGGAACGCAAGAGCGGGTCAAGGTATGGCGGCGAACACCGCCCGTGTTACACAATCGTGGGTATGCACGGGGCGGGAGGCGGCGCGCTGACCGGGGCATCTATAAACCGAAATGAGCGCATGGCATACGCCATCGACAACTGTGACTGCATGATTGTGGGTCACTCGCACCGACCCGCCGTGACCCAACCCGGAAAGATTTACATCGACACACGCAATAACCAAGTCAAGATAAAACCGTTCAAGGTCATCACGGCAACGTCATGGCTTAATTGGGGCGGTTATTCCGCACAGAAACAACTCACACCTACCACCCACGCATTGCAGACGCTTACTTTGCGTGGAGATCGAAAAGAAATGGTGGTGACGATGTAGATGGTTGTGACATGGCAGACGATTATCACGGTAGCGGCTGTTATCACCGCAGTTGGTGTGATATTCAAAAACTACAACAAAGGATACGATTTCGTGAAAAGACAAAACGCACAGGACAAGGTTATCGCAGACATCCAAGCTGAACAGGCAATTCTAACCTACGGTATTTTAGCCTGCTTGAAAGGGCTGAAAGAACAGGGCGCGGATGGCCCGGTGACAGAGGCAATCGACAAGATTGAGAAGCACTTGAACGAGAAAGCACACGCCTCAAATACTTTAGCGAAATAAATTGCGGGAAAGTGCCTCTCCAACTCACTAAAAACTCACTAAAAATATACTCCAAATAACGCCAAAATGCACCATTTTTTACCGCATAACAAGCGATAAAGAGTGGTGCATTTATTGGACTATAAAGCAAAAAAGCCTTGATTTCTCAAGACTTTTTAGCACTTGGTGGGGGTGGGTGGATTCGAACCACCGTAGGCATTGCCAGCAGATTTACAGTCTGAAAAAAGTGTAGGAATTGCAAAGTTTTTAAGGTTTACTCACTAAATTACTCACTAAGGCATTGAACTTCTCTACGCTTTGTTTCTCCTGTTTTTCGCGCAATTCGGTGTAGATTTCCATTGTTGTAGTGACCTTGGCGTGTCCAAGAATTTTACGAGCCGTGTACACATCCACTCCCGCCTCAAACAGGAGTGTGGCAGTCCCGTGACGGAGTTGATGTGCGGTAAGATGGTCAAGACCAACTGATTTGACGTAGTTGTTCCACGCAGTGTCATAGTTGGATTGGGTCATGTATGTATTCCCCGGAGAACCGTTATATGAGCGATTGGGGAATAGGATGTCACCCTTTAATCCCGCCATGTATTCTGCCAACGGAGTGGCGAGGATGGACACCACCGGGACGGTGCGTTTCCCGGCCTCCGACTTGGGGGACTTCACCTTGGGTGCGTCACCGTCCAAGAGTGTGAGGGACTTGGTGACGGAGATCTCCCCGTCATGGATATCAGACTTGAGCAACGCCAACGCTTCGCCCTTACGCAGACCCGTGCAGAGCAACAGGAACGCAAAAAATCCAAATTCACAGTTTCGATTTGCAATGATGATCCGCATTTGCTCATCGGTTGGCGCGGAGCGTTTTTCTGACGGAAGACCTTTAGGTAGTTTTATACCTATTGCCGGGTTGTACGGTATCCAACCTTGTGCGACTGAGTAGTTTAAAATGTTATTGAAAAGTGTGCGCCTTGTGTTGACGATGGTGCGTGAATAACCTTGCGCTTTGGCTCGTTGTAGGTCTTGGATAATATCAATTCCCGCGATGTTCCCGACATTGATGTCACCAAGCCGAGATACTATATCCTCATAATGCGGTTTATAATTCGTCCATGTGCGTGGGTTGCATGACTCACGGTACACGGCCTCCCAAGCCTCCGCAGATTCCTTAAAGGTTTTCTGCGGGGGCTTTTTTGCGTTCTCTATCTTATTGTACAGCACTTCCGGGTCTTTGGCTGTCAAGGTATGCCACTTGCCACTCTCGTCCTTATAGTTTCCTTGCCACAGGCCATCCTTGCGCTGATGGAACAGTTTGGCGTAGTTCATAGTCCCTCAATCTCGCGCACATCGTCTTTGGAAAGATCGCCATTGATGATGTGCCTCTTCTCATGCTCTAACGCTCTGTACTGCCTCTCACGGCTGTCTTTGGCGTTTAGGTATACAGAGCAGTATCCGTCCGCATCCTCGCTCACACAGCCGTGTACGCCGTCTGGGAGCGTAACAATTCTTACGCAGTAATCAGCATTCTCAAGAATCATTCTTGCTTTCCTCCTTGAATCGTTCCAGTAATGCCACAACTTCATACACCTTGCTTGGCGGTACATCCTTTGCCGCATCCAAAAGGATACGCAAGTCCGCACGTTCAAACGCTTCTTGACGGGCGGTTATGCTATCGTTTCCCGGATCATCCGTTTTACAAAGCAAATAGTCAATGGATACACCGAAAAACTGAGAAAGTTCGTGCATAACCTCTGCGCTTGGGGTGGCATTGGTGCTTTTCCATTTCGCCGCGAGGTTTCTACTTCTTCCGATTGCAAGTACCGCACCACTTGGCGTATACCCTCTTTCTCTGCACAATTTCTCAAACCTTTCATAAAACACAACGATCCCCTCCGTAACATATTGTTATAACTTGTTACACAATTTAACTTGCAATCTTACGATAGTGGGATTATTATGTAGACAATCCCACCACGGTGATATGCAAGGCTTGGTCGGCATTGTTGCGTAACCGTATATGGGGAAATCGTATCACGGAACGGAGGATGTTGTCAACAAGGTTTTTACTGTAAAGCATGGTATCAGAACGGAAGTACGGAAAAACGGACTATGAAAGGAAAGGACGAAAAATGGCAAATTTGGTAGTAGGTATGGCAACGCTGTTCATGGCGTTATGCGCCGGGATCAGAGTGCTGTGAAAGAACAGCCGGGTTTTAGGGAAACCGTGGAATGGCTGACGGAGCAGACCAACGGCAAGGGGTGGTTAACCACCACGGAGATTGCCTCCGTCCTTGGCCTCGACCGTCACACCGTCACTAAGCGTTTTGGGATTTCAAGAGGGTGTGCGCTCCCGGTACTGGCAAAGCGCATGGTGGAGGAGAGCCGATGAGTAAATCGTATGCGACTTTTCTGCACATCAACGGAGCAAAGGGCGAAGAGTACCGCATTCGGTTCACAAAGGTGTCTGGGCGGCTCTTTGACGGAGTGACGAGGGTAGAGATAGGGAAGACCGAAAACTATCTCGTTATGATTCCCGTAGATTCATCCTCCGTGTTTGGTTTCAACGTAAGTCGCGATAAGTGCAATGTTCCGAGCATTTCCATGACAAAGCTTGTCAAGCACAGAGGATTCTTGACGGGGGATATGTTCGATGGAACTCGATTCGCTGTGCGCCGTGGAAAATTCGGCGATAGGAAGATCTATATCTGTTTGAAAGAAAGGGTGGAAAATGACAGAAAAGGACAAGGAAATCCAGACCCTAAGAGTGGAGAATAAGGAACTCCGCAACAGGATCGACAGGTACGTCAGAGAGTTCCGGGTGTGTCGGTTCTGCGCCAACATCCACAAGGACTGCTCCCCTAAAGACAGCAGTTGCGAACCGAGATGGGGAGGGCTGTGATGTATGGGCTTGCTGACCCGGAGGAAATCGTCTGTCCCGTCTGTGGGCAGGACTGCCGAAGATTTTATCGGCGATTTGACGGCACGGTGGTGGGGTGCGAAGAGTGCCTTGAGATCGTGGACGCAGAAGACTATCTCGCAGATGCGCGAGAACAGGAAACCATTGAGAAAGGACGGCACTGGAATGAGTAAAGCAGGAAAACTGCTGACCGCATTTGCCGTTGGACAGGCCACACAGCTTGTTCTGCACGGCATGGTTGTTTCGCTGAATATGTGGGATAGCAGAAGAGTTGTATTTTGTGCGGCATTTGGATTCGTTATCCTCTTCGCCGCCATCGTGGGGGTACTCATCGCGGGTGGGCAGAAGAGCGCACCCGCCCACGAAAAGAAGACATACTTTGACTGGGCTAAGATCCCGGAGGACGAGGAGGTAGAGAAAATCCTTGAGAACGGAAAGTGAAATTGAGGCTTTTGAAAAGGCCATAGAAACCTATGGGGTAAACAACCAAGTTATCGTTGCAATAGAAGAACTTTCAGAGTTACAAAAGGAACTCTGCAAAGTCCTGCGCGTAAACCTTGGGAGGCCGCGCTCCCGCATCGCGGAAGAGATTGCTGACTGCGAAATCATGTTGGAGCAGTTGAAGATGATTTTCAAGAACGATGAAAATGTTGAGATGTACCGCCTTGATAAGGTTGTACGGCTCAAGACTCGTTTGGGGATGATTGACTATGTGGAACAGTGACGAAGAGATGATACCGGTCATGGCGTACTCCGCCACCTACAAGCCCTCCCCGGAATCACCGTGGTGCAACTTCAATATGGGTGTCATGTGCGATGACAAAGCGCGGTGCAAGTCATGCGGATGGAATCCCGTGGTGGATGAAAAGCGGAAAGCCAAAACGAGGGAGCGGTTGCGGAATGAGCAGTAAGTCCAAGAGGCGTTCCCCGGATATGTCCGTGCAGAAAGCGATTTCTTCCGCGCTTGTCATCTTCATGTGGGCGTTCCTCACGGAGTTTTCCACCGATTTCGACACTATCGAGAGGTTGGGCAAAGAGATCAGAAGTGTCCGGGAATCCATCAATTCGGGTGCGCTGACAATACCGCAACTGAGGAAAGCCATTCACGATGATTATGGAATCGAGGTGTTTTGATGGGAGTTTACATCCCCGGCATGGAGATGCCGAAAGGCTGTGCTTTTTGCAAAATTTCAAGACGGAACGGGAAGAAAATGATTTGCCCGTTTATCTGGCAGAGAGAATGGGATTTACACGACCCCATGTCAGCAGACCATAGATTAGATGGATGCCCTCTCGTACCCGTCCCGGAGCATGGGGATTTGATAGACCGGAATGAAACTGTAAAGACTTTGGCGCACGATTACGCTTATGCGGCGGCAGACATGGTGCGGGATGAGATTCCCACCATCATCCCGGCCAGTAAGGAGGAAGAGGAACGCAAGCCAATGACTAATTAT